GGCGTAGACCAGGGGCTGCGAAATGTCCGGCTCGACCTGGGTCAATGCCCCGGGCGTATCCTCGGACAGGTAGAACCACTCATCCTGCTGGAGCCCGTGCGCGCGATTGTACCGCCCGGTGATCGCGTAGATGAACGTGTTCGCGTCCAGGATCTCCACCACCACACCCAGGGCGGTCGTCTCGACGTCGTTGGCCTGCGCCAGGACGAACCTGGTGCCGTCCCAGCGGATAGCGTCCAGGAACTGGAACCCGTGCCCTATCTGGACGACAGGGGCCTCGGTGGGGCCGCCTGAGCCGGTTCCTGGCGGTCCTTGCGGCCCTGGGTCGCCCTGGTCGCCTTTCGGGCCCTCTGGCCCCTCTGGCCCCTCCGGGCCTTCTGGTCCTGGGTCGCCCTGGATACCCCGGTCACCCTGGACACCCTGCGGGCCCTCAGATCCCTGGAGACCTTGCTCACCCTGGACGCCTTGCGGGCCCTCGGGCCCTGGCGGGCCGGGTACAGTTGATTCTGGGCCCTCTGGTCCCTGGGGGCCTTGTGGGCCGGCAGGACCTTGCGATCCCTGGGGCCCGGTCAGACCGCGGGGACCCTGGACGCCTTGCGGCCCTGGGGGTCCTGCTGGGCCGTCTTCTCCCGGCGGACCGGGCTCCCCTGGGGCACCCTCGGGTCCTGGGTCACCCTGCGGGCCCTCGGGTCCTGTCTCGCCCTGGGGGCCCTCTGGGCCTTCAGGACCGGTCGGTCCGGGGTTTCCCTGGGGTCCGGGTGGCCCGATAGCTCCCTGGGGCCCAGACGGCCCTGGCGGCCCTGCAGGGCCTGCTGCGGCCGCCCAGCTGCCGTCGTCGCGCAGGAACAGGGCGTTTTCGTTGACTGGATCAGGGACCACACCGCTGGTGCCGGCACCCTCGAAGGTGGGCACGTTGCCGGAGGCGTTCTCTACCACCTCGGTGATGCCCTCGATCGAGCCACCGATCTGCTGCAGCTCGCGGTTCAGGTACCGGCGCAGCTCCTGGTCGTCGGCGGGCGCAGCCTGGGAAGGGCGGTAGGGGCGGAGTTTTATCTTATCGGCCATAGACTGGCAACACGTCGATGTCGATGCCAGTGAAGCGCATCGCGCGCACCTCGGCGAAATCCCACTCAATCGCCAGGTATCGGCCCGTGGTCCGGCAGTCGATCTTCACGTCGGACAGGGGGCCGTCTTCTGGCGCGGCATTTTCGGTCAGCATCCGGTAATCCTTCCACTCACCCCAGGCCGGTGCCGTCTCCAGGTTGGGAGACCAGCCCAGGCGGACCCGTAGCAGGCCCAGGCCGACAATATGCGGGTAGATCTGGCGGATATGCTTCCACAGGTTAGTTGTCAGCTGCGGGTTGATCTCGTCCAGGTCCATGTTGCTCTTGGTGACGATGAATCGCTTGTTCGGGGCCGGCGTTGACAGTTTGTTGGCCCGATACAGTCCGGTGGCGGTCAACCAGAACATCGAGATCCGCACCGTCTGGCTGGTAGCACCGCCCTGGAGCTGGCCCCAGCGGGCGTCGCCGAATTCATCCCACCGCAACGTCTGGTCGTCCCAGGTCGGCCCCAGCTCGGTGAATTCATCCAGGTCGAGCCCGTAAACCATGCAGACGACGCGGTCCAGGCTCGGGCCGTTGTCGCGGTCGACCGCCGCGTCGATCACAGTGTAGTTATCGTCGTCGTAGTTGTAGACCAGCCCCAGGCGGACCGACTCCGGTATGCTTATATCCCGGCTCAGGACGTCCGGCAGGGCATCGTACTGGACGATCACCTCGCGGTTGGTGTAATCGGTGATCACGCGGACGGAAGATTCCAGGTTTTTCACGTTGCGGTAGAACCAGTTGCGGACCCGGTCCTCCGAGACCTGCTTCACCGTGTTGCCGTCGTGGATGTACATGACGTCGGAGCCAACAACATAGTGTTGGTTCAAGAATTCAGCCGCACCGTAGAGCCCGACGCAGCCATAATCGAACAGCCGGCGGAAATCCATCACGAATCCGCCGCCCGTGAACAACATCTGGGTCGCCGCGCTGGAATTGTAGATGATCAGGCCCTCGCCCAGGGTCGCCGCCCACTGAATAGGCCCAGCCTCGAGCCCGATCTGGTTTTTACCGGCCAAATTGGTGGTCGAATTGTAATCCCAGACGTTGCCCTGGTCCTCCCAGAGGTCCGGAGACTGAAATCCGTCGCTCCACCACACCGTATTCGGCTGGAAGCTGTCATTCTGGGCCCCGATGCTCTCGGTGACGTTGCACGCGACCAGGAATGACTTGTAGGGCACGATGAAACGCGCCCTGGCCTGGGTGTCGAAGTTTTCCGTACCGGTATCGCTCGTGATGATGCCCCAGTTGGGCATGTCGATGAACTTATCGGTGACCGGGTCGAAGACCTGGGGGGCGTCGGTGCCGTTGTTGAAGACGCAGGTCAGGCCCCAGGCGAATGACTGCCAGTATCCGTCCTCCGGCGTGAGATACCCGCTGCCTTCCCGGGTGACGTCCACCCAGGAGGATGTGTCCGAAGACGACAACCACAGTGATGCCCGGGTCGCGACCACGATCCGCACGATGTTGCCGTCGTAAAATTGCTGGGCCCACATCGCGCCGGCGGGGAAGTTACTGGTTTCTGTGTCGCTTACCAGATCTGGCTCCAGGCACTTCTCGATGTAGTTGCCCTTGAAGCGCACATTCCGCACCTGGTTCCAGGCACCGATCGGCAGCATCGACGCTGGGGTATCGTCAATGAACCCGAACTTGCCGTAGTTCCTCATCGGTACGAACATGGATCACCCCGCGACGTAGCAGATGTAGTACAGGCAGCAAAACGGCTGCGTGGCGTTGAAGCTGTGGCTGTGGTTACCCGCGCTGCTGCTGTTGGTCGTCGGGTGGGTGTGCGCCTGGTCCGCGCCCGCGATAGAGGTCGCGCCGTTACCAGGTGACTCGGTCGTTTTCACGATGGTGTAAGCGAAGGGCCCGTTGGAGTTGGTCAGTTTCACCGCGGCATATTCCAGGAAACCCACCGGTGTGGGGTTGCTGCCGCTGATGCTCGCCGATCCACCGAACATGCCGTGGCCGTGACGTGGCATCTGGCCGGCCGTCAGAGTGTGCCCTGGCGTCGCGACGGAGTGCGTGTGCGCGCCGGCGTTCTCGGTGTTGCGGTTTTGCTCGCCGGCGGTGTAGCGCAGCCCGCCCGTCTGGCCCTGGGAGAGTCCGGTCCAGTCGGGGTTCAGCACAAACCGGCCGCGCAGGTCGGGGGTGGTGATCGTCCTCAAGACGCCATTACCATCACGGTACTGGTGGGTGCCGCCGTCACACTTGGCCCAGCCCACAGGGATCGTCGCCGCGGTGCCGTACCAGATCGCGATACCACCCACAGGAATGCTCGTGCCATCGGGAGAGGTCGCCAGGGCCTCGAGGGCCTTGATCCTCGCCTCCCAGGACGACATGATCCTGGCGGGCAGCAGCGTGCTGCCGTTGTCGCCGGCAATGTCCGCGTCTTCGTAGACCGGCCCGTCGAGCCCGCCCAGGGTGTTCTTCACGTCGGCCTTCAGGGCGTTGAACTGCTCATCGCCCTGGGCCACCAGATCCTGGCCCGTCGGGGTTCCAGGTTGGATGTCCTTGATATATGTCATGCCGGTATCACTCCGTACTGGACCAGTTTCTGCTCGAACGCGAGTATCTTGTCGAGCAGGGCCTGGGAGGCACCTGCAGGAAGCACCACGCTCGGCTCCCACATCTGGTTGTTGGCGTTCCAGGTGAGCACCGCCAGGTCGTCGGGAGCCATGTTGCTCACGTCCACCAGGTCGCCCAGCAGGAGCGAATCCAGTTTATCAGCTGACTCAGCCGCCTCGGCGGCCGATGCCGCGGATTGGCCGGCGGATGCTGCTGAAGCTGTGGCAGAGTCCTGGGCCAGGTTGGCGTTGTATGCGCTGGAGTAGTTGTCTCCCTCGACGGGTCCGTCGAGCTTGATTGCCCAGGCTTGCGCCAGGGCGACCGCTTCGCCTGCTCCGCTGTAGTCGACATCCGGGTCATTCCCTTGGTAGAAGCTGCTCATCAGTAGATGTTCCTCACTGTTACGGTGGAGCCACCCACCTCGTCTTCATCGGTCTGGCCGTTGGTGGCGTCCATGATCTCACGGAATTGCGCGGCCCACACCGGGATTCTCTCGTCGCCGATCAGGTAGGCCTGGGCCTGCAGTAGCGCGCCGTACAAGTACAGCCCGGGCGCGTAGCGCAGGGTCCTGGTCCAGTCGTTGTCGTTGACCAGGGGGCCCTGGGTCTCATAGTAATACAGGGTCACATCCTCGTTGGTTGCGGCCCTGGGGAAGAAGTAGATGTTGTCCTTGATCCGGCCGAACTCGACAGGAACGCCGGCGGGCACGTTGCCAGTGATCGCCGCGGCGTTCTGCCCGGTGAATCGCTGATCGGTGACCCTGGTCAGGGGTTTGTCGTTGTACAAGACCAGTTTGGCTTCGAGGTAGTTGTTGGGGATCTCGATCTTGATCTGGTTGGCGAACTTCGCGCCGATGCCGCCGACAGGTGGTTGGTACAGGCCGGTCTCGGATGCAGGGTAGACGGCGATCTGCTCGTTACCCGGGCACCGCAATTCGCGGAAAATCATATTCTCCGCCAGCAGAATAAAGTCTGGGATTTTGTCGGTCAGATCAGTACGGTCGAGCCAATTAGCTATCGACGTTTTGAGCGTTCCGTAGTCCGTTATCATGTGCACCGCCTATGTGATTGGGCACCACGATACGGTTGCCTGTGCCGACGCGGGTGGTGCTGTGTTGAGTATGCAGCTTCGAGAAATCCCTGGACAGGAAATACTTCATGAACTCCTGGCGGACGGTCCCCTCTCTGCGCGCAAATTGCTCCATCGTATAGCCTTTGGACTTCAACCAATCGGTGAGTACCACCACCGGGACGCTACCGATGAACTGCCTGCCCGTGGGATTGACCTTCGGGGTCTGTAACTCCTGGGCCTGGCGAATCCGTGCCACGCGATCCATAGCGGGCTGTAACTCTTGAGTCTGGTGCCGATAATCGACACCAGACTCATGAGCAAAGCTGCGAACGTAATCGCCCACAGCTCTGGTTATGTGCTTCTGAGCCATTATACGGTCAGGTTCTTCGGCACATTGTCCACGATGGCGTGGGCCTGGGTGTTCAACACGGCGAAGGTCGATTCGCGCAGGATCTGCCGCTTCTCGTTGTCGCCGGTCTTGGCAATCGGCCAGTCGCGAGTAGCTCGCAAGACCGGGGTCGCCAGGTAGTTGAAGTCCAGGAGCAGGATTGCGTTGTTGGCCTGGGACATTTGACGGTCCAGAACAACATCCAGCTCACCGTAGGTGGAGACGTACAGGTCGATCACGTTGACCAGGTACTTCTCGTTGCGGATGTCGCGGTTGCGACCTGCGCTCAGAGCAAAACCGGCGAAGTAGCCAGCGGTCAGGGGATCGGTCACTGCGTAGCCGGGGTTGCCGCCCACAGTGTACGTCGCCAGGTGCGCTTCCAGGAGGAAAGTCTCCAGGTCCGCTACCGTGGTCGCGCCAGTAGCGTCAACGATGTTGGCCGCGTCCACCTGGGCGTAGATGGATGCCATCTCGCGTGCAGTAGTCGCGTCACCGGCGACAGCAGTCTGGCGGGCACCACCAGGTGCGCCGACGATTGCCATCTCCTCGTCATTGGCCAGCTCGCCGTAACGCAGCTCAAGCTGGTACGCCATTTCTGAATTACGCCCGTACTTCTTGACGTCTTCCAGGGTGCCGGTTACCTGAGCCACTTTGTCCATGATCTGGCAGTAGTTCTGCAGCTCAGTGACGGGCTCTGACACGTCGTCGCCGGCGTCCGCGCCTTCCACTTTAGCGTTCTTGCCAGAAGGCTGGAGAACGTCCTGGGTCCACTCGTGGATCTTACCGGTGGCCTGGGTGGTGCGTGACATCGAGGCAACAGGGTTGTCGATGGGTGAAATGTTGTAGATGTCGTCTACAACGTCCTCTGCTTGGCGCAGCTGCTCATAAGTATCAAAACCAGGCATGGTATGCCCT